CTCGACTCGGGAGTATCAATCCCACCCAAACGAACCCTAGAAAAATACAGAATATCAAAGCCGAGATCAAGAATAACATCCATAGTGTCACCATCAACCACTCTTTTAACTTCGCAACTATATTCGTACATGTTAACATTTCCACCTTCTGCGCGCTTGTCTGATCCTTGAATTAGGATCATTTTTTGTTTTAGCAGAGCTTTTCTTAAGCTGACCCGCAGACCTTGCACAATAAGATTTACGTCGTTTCGCTGCCTTACTTCCTTTTTTTACTTTACCTGTAACGGCTGTTTTTAATTTAGATCCGGGGTTTGCTTTACGATAAGCACGCACACCTTTTTTAGTCATGCCTGCACCACTTTTAGTAGGGCGATAGTTTGCGCCTTTACCTTTAGTTGTTTTTCGTATGGGTTTAGCCCTTTTTCTTTCCGCCATTATTTCTTAGCTTTTTTCTTAGCTGTTGGGCTCAAGTCTTCAAAGTGAAATAACTTTACACTTGTTTTAGTGTGTGATTTATTTGTATGTAAATCTCCATTAGCCATTTTGTGAGAACTGCCTTTATGTTTAGTTCCGTCTCTTTTGTAATGTGGAACACCTTTCATTTTTTCTTAGCTGTCTTAGCTGCTTTTTTAAAATTGGCTTTTGTAGGAGCGCCTTTTGTACCAGGCTTCCTCATCTTTTCATTAGAACCTTTTTTAATTCTTTTTCTTTTTGCGTGTATGTTTGCGTATAGTCCTTTCTTTGTAGCCATTATGGTCTCCTTAATGATTTTTTATAATTAGATACTTTACCACTTTTCATAGGTTTTCTTTTTACTTTTGTAACGTTAGTTGCCATGAATCATCCTTTCTTTTAGTCTTTTAGCTCTGTCTCCTACTTGAACAGACCATTTGCTATCCATCATTTCTTCTCCGGCAGTTTTAAAATCGCCTCCTTCTAAAGCAAGTAAAAACTTTTTAAAGTTTTTTAATCTAGGATAACCTAAGTTGAAACACATATTAGCAAGAACACGCTGACGTGTTCCAGTTAACTCTTTCCACCAAGGCATGTTTCTATCTAATTCATTACAAACATTATCTATATCATCATTTAAACATTCTCTAATCCTTTCTTCTGAAACAAGCGTTCCTACAGGTAGCTTAAATTCAGGGTCTGAGTCCAAAACTAAATGCCCTACTCCTAGTGTAAGAAAACCAAGATGATCGTGATAGGTTTCATACTTGTACCCTTCATCCATAATAAGTTCTTGCTCTAGTTTAGCCCTGTTTATCATGTGTACCATTTTTCTATATCCCAACCGTATTTTGTTCCAGTTAGGTTTATTGTTACGTTACCGTCAAGCGTTACCGTTACATCTCCTACAGAAGCGTTCCCCTGCAAACCTAAATTTATACCTGTTGATAAGCTTATCCATGCGTCTCCGTTGTATACTTCTAATTCATTTCTAGAGGTGTTCCAAATAATATCCCCTGCGTTGAAGGATAAAGTATTACGTTCTGCGTCTGTAAATTGAGGAGTAGCATTAGGGTCAAAACGACCTAAGTTTAGTTCTAATACACGAACCATACGGTTATATGTATCTGAATTTATTTCTGCTCCTGCTATAGGCAATCTAGTTTCTAACAACTTTGCCATTATCTTTTTCCATTAGGCCTAATGTCTAAACGTGTATCTCCTAAACGCCACCCAACATTTAATATGTTACCTTGCTCTGAATTATCATCGTCGGATTCTATGCGTAAAGCCGCTTGTCGCGCGCGTATGCGCGTATCTAATTTAGTTGTTGTGCTAGTTACATTTTGTGTTGTATTTGTAGTTAATGTTTCTCCGGGGTAGTTACGAGATTTCATTATAAAATTAATAGTTTGGCCTGTTCCTCCCGATCCTGTAAATTTAACATCGGGGATTATTTTGCTAATAGAACTTACTAACTCCCCATCTTGTATGTCAAAATCACTAGATTCTATGTAAACGTTTTCCATAGGAGAACCATCATCATTTTCTCCTGTTTCATGTAAATACAAATAATTAGATGAACTGCTTATTCCTGTTGCTCTTGGTGTATTTACAAGACCTTCGTCTAGCCATGCAAAACGAGACAATTGACCAATGCTCCAAACCTGTTCATCATAATTGTACGTTACATACCTATCTATTTCAGAACTAGATGAAGAACAATAAAACCATCCTACTTCATTAAATTGTTTATTTAAAAAACCAAACGTTTTGTAAGATTGATCTTCATTAAAATCATTAAACACATAATAATGTACGCTACAAGGAACAGGAGCAACTGATCCACTGTAAGCATAAAATCCTTTTCTATCCATCCAAAAAGTACCTCTAGGAGTATTTACAGCGGCTTTTGGTCCAATAAGACCAATGCCTTCGTTAATTAAATTTACTCCAAATGTATAAGGAGGCCCTATAAATTGCATTGAATATAAAGAAGTGTCTGTCCAAATTAATGTTTCTTCTCTAGCTCCAAGCCCTCCAACAATAGTAGATCCTGAAGATAAACTTAAAGACCCTGCTGTGTTGGTAGTTTTAGGTTCCCATTCAAAAGCATTTTCTTGATCGCTCCATGCAACAAACATAGGATCAGCAGCAGACTCTCTAGCCGCTCCTGTTGTATCTAGACGTTGTGTTCCAAGACAAATAACGTGTCTATCTTTTTCAGAAATTAAAACTTGCAAAGCTAAATTTGGGGCTAGGTTAGCTCCATTAACGTCTTCTAAAGCTACAGCCCTAGTACCTGTTCCTACAGAAGTGTCCCAATAATAAACGCCTCCTTGACGAACGTTTAAAATTAAATCTTCCCCAAAATTATCGTGAGACCAAAGTCTTAATTGATTGGCTGAATTTAAAGCAGTGTTACCTCCAAAAGTACTTGCACCCCAAAGACCTGCACCCCAACCTGTTGAGTCCACATAAACATCAAGACCTACATTAATTTGATAAGCAGCGTCTGTTGCGCTTCCGCCATTACCTGTATCACTACCATTAGCCGTAGCCGAAGCAGTAAAAGTATAAGTATTAGCAGAAGGCACTGCTGTTATTTGATGTTCTGTATTTAAAACAGTAGCAGTTATTAACCCACCTAAAGAAACAGCATTACTTATAGTTACAAAATCATTAACAACAGCACCATGAGCTACATCTGTTGCGGTTATAACAGCACTACCATTAGTTGCTGCAAAAGTTGTAACGTTTAGATCAGTTGAGCGTATAGGAGTAATATCGTAATAAACATCTCCTTCTTGAGCATAATATTTAAGCGTAGTTCCTAAACCTAAATATTTAGTTCCTTCTAAGTCAACCCAGCCGTGTAAAGCTCTAGCTGTACCTAAATAAGTAGAAGAACTATCTTTTGTCCATCCTCCTATTTTTTCAGGACGTCCTTTACGAAATCTAACTAAATTCGCATCGAACCAACCACCTTCATTACTGTAGTCAGTTCCTTCACGATTAATTCCCGGTTGAAATATGTATTTGGAGTAAGGCATTTCATTTCCTAAAATATTTGGTCTGCAAGTATTGCCCCAGCACTTAACAACAAAGTTATTAAAGTTGCTAAAACAAAAAATTCTAATCGTTTAATACGGTGGATAGTTTCTAACCACCTTTCAGTACAGACCGCTTCATGTCGTTCTATATGTGAAGCAACTTCCATTACTGTTTTTTTAACCATTTTCTTCTAAAACTTCTTCAGCTACTTCTTTAGAAGCATTTATTAAAGCTTGATTAAAGACTTGTTGTGAAGCCTTGATTTGATCTAATTGAAACATAAGTCTTGCTTCTTTATTTCCTAAATCTTCTAATTGAGACTGTATGTACTTTTGTTTTTCTGTAAGTTCTACTTCTACAGGTTCAATGTTTTCTACGTTACTCATAATTTAGTTAGCTGCTATGTAATCTGTGCCAGTTGTAATTGCACCTGTGTAAGATGATTTATCATCTGATGCACCTGCTATATCTGGTTGATTACCGATTGTTCCATCATACGCTAATATAGCTGTTAGATGGTCTACGTTACGTTGTACCAATTCATTAATTTCTGTTTGATTTACACACGATGCTGCATGACTAGATGACGAACCCTTTGTATTTATATCTGTAATAACTGTTACGCTATCTGTTGCTGCTGTTAAACATTCTGCTACTGTTTGTGCCATTATTTATCTCCTAATTTATCTTCTAATTCTTCGACCTTTGCCGTAAGTTCTTGTACTGCTTTAACTAACATTGGTACAAACTTGGCATAAGTAAGACCATAAGCGTTTTTATCTTCGCTCATGTGTGTTGTTAAGTTAGTTTCATCATCTATCTTATGACCATATTCTGCTTCTATTTCTTCAACATCTTGTGCTAAGAAACCTACATCAGTCCAACTTTCTTTGTGCGTTCCGTCAGGAGTATTTCCTTCTTCGTACTTGGCACGTTTATCCCATTTATAAGTTACAGGCTCTAGTTTGTTAATAAAACCTAATCCCATGTCTAATGGTGTTACGTCTGTTTTATCACGTTTATCAGAAGCTACTGTCCAATCTGTTTGTATATGGCAAGCTCCGTGTGAAGCGTTACCCATAGATATTACATTTGAACCTGTGGTTATTGCTCCGCCTGGATTGCCTGCGTATGCTGCTGAAGTACCAATCGCAATGTTGTTACTTCCTGTTGTGTATGCCCCTGCTGCGTGTCCTAAACATAAATTATTTGACCCTGTGGTATTTGCTGTACCTGATGACGTACCTAAAAAAGAATTTGTAGTACCAGTAGTGTTTACTAATCCAGCAAAAGACCCAAAAGCAGTGCTACCTTCTGCTGTGGTCAATGCCTCAAAAACTCTATAGCCTACTCCAGTATTTTGACCTGTTCCACCATTGTTTGTGATTAGTGCGTTTTCACCTATTCCAATATTTCCATAAGTAGACGCTGTCATTGTTGACAGAGCATTTTGTCCTATAGCTACGTTAGAACCCCCTGTAGTTATAGCGTCCCCCGCACCACTCCCTATCATAACATTACCGACCCC